CTGAGGAGTACTCGCACTATGCAGCGTTGATGAAGATCGCGATGGCGAAGGTGAACCCCACGAGGTATGCGAGGTTCATCGACGAGGCGTTGAGGTTCATGCGTTGGTGCGCCCTACCCGACGGAGCGGTTCTCGACTGCGTCTCGCCCGACGGACGATGCTTCGTGAGTCCAAGAGCAAGAGGTTCCTTGCTGATTACCGCTGCCACATGCATACTGGCGGGGGCGTGAGAATCGATGAGTGGAGAAGACCCAAAAACCACCCTGATGAACCTAATTAAAAACAACGTTTCCCTAACTAAAGACGACGGAGTAACTGCGGCAACCGTCCACGTGAGCCAAGCCTGGTTCAACAGTCAACTTTTCAAGGACTTTGACGCCCAAATCACCATCGGCTTAGCGGAAGGCAGCATGGAGAAGCTGAATGTTGGAGGCAGCTGGGTCCGCTATGCTGATCGCTATCGGATCATTGGCTGGAGCATTGATAAGGCTGGCATAACGGGTAAGGAGATGCGTTGGAAGATCCGCCGAGAGATAGAACGCATCATCCGTGCTAATCGAAAGAATCCAGGAGGCGCTCTTAGTTTCGTGGATATCCGCTCGGTTTCTGAAAGTGAGGACCTTGCCAGCAAGCCACCATGGTGGCGTGTTGAGGTCATAGTCGCTACGCATAGGTATGTAAAAACGTAAAGGAGGATGAAAAATGGCATCATCCGTTTACATCGGCGAGGAAAGTAAAGCCTACTACGTGGAGGAAACCACCTACGGCACGACGCCTACCAACCCAGCGATGCTGTACATCGGCGTTATACAAGAGGTTGAGCCCGCGCTGGACCCACGAAACATCGTCATACGAGGAGTTGGCTCCAGAAACGTGAAAGCCATACGAAGAGGACTGAGACACGTCGACCTTAAAATCGTGTACGTGCCCCAAGACTGGGACTTCTTCGCCTATGTGAGGTCTTTGAAGTCCGTGAGCATCGAGGTTTTCTACGAAAAGGCAGCGGGCGTCCTCAGCCTCAACCACAAGGGATGCAAAGTCGACCGCATAAAGGTGGACGTGTCCGTTGAGGACCCCGTGAAAGTCACCGCGGACTTAATCGGACAAGACCTGTCGGTGGGAACCACAAAGATCGGCGCCAGCTACGAAGCAGAACCAGCCGCTAACCCGTTGACAGGAAACGACTGCTCCGTTTCGAAGGGAGGAGTGGAGATCACCCGATTCAGTGACTTCAGCTTCGAGATTGTCAACAACCTCAAGCGTCAGCCAGTCATCAGGTCGACTACGCCCTACTTGATTAAGAGCCTGCCGGAGAGACACGAAACCCTGCAGGGCACGATTCGGGCTGACTTCGAGTCCAAGGCAGAACTCGACGACATTCTAGCCGACAACGAATTTACGCTGCTCTTCAACGTAGGCGGGAAGAACTTCTCGTTCAGCGGCTGCAAGTGGAGGTCCAGCCGACTACCGACACACATCGAGGACATCGTAGCCCAAAGCTTAGAGTGGGAAGCGAGGGGCTTGTCCATCACATAAGCGAGCGTGAAAACCAAGATGAAAACAGAAGTGGTGGAAGTAGACGACCGCTTTGGACCAGAGTTTGCAGGACGATACGTGTTCCGAGAAATCTCATGGATGAAGCGAAGCAGAATCATCACCAAATACACAAAGTACCATCCAACAACGGGACAAATCATCAGCAGCGACCTGCCTGCCATTCAAGCAGAAACCATCTGGGCTGCACTAGTAGAACACCCATCCTCGCTCACCCTAGAAAAATTGTTGAGTGAAGGGGAGGACGGAATCCCCGTGGAACTGGGTGAGTTCCTCAGCAACATCGTAAACCGTCTCTGCGGCTTGACGCTGGAGGAAGCAAAAAACTCGTCCGGGCGATGAGACGTGGAAAACCCCACCCGAGCCTCACCAGGTTTCGACTATGCAAGGAGTTCGGATGGACCCCTGAGGAGCTGGACCGTCAACCAGCAAAAGCCATCGAGGAGTTTGTCGTGATCCTTAACGAGATGGACCGTCAAAGCGAGGAGGAAATCGAGAAAGCGAAAAGAGGTGCCCGCCATGGCTAAGAAACACTTGAAAAACGTCTTAGTCCTCAGCTCTAGCATAATCTTGGGCACGGTTGCCATGTGCATCGGAGCTTGGCAGCTCGACTACATCGCCGGACCCGCAGTCTGGAACCACTACAAGCCCACCGACCTCTTTGCGTTCCCAGTCTGGAGATGGGACGCTATAACGGTGAAGGTCTACGACGCATACACGAGGATGTTTGCCGTCATCGCCCTAGGAGCCCTCACCATATTTCTAGGAACCTTTCTTTCCCTTTGGTTCTGGGAGGAATAAGACATGTCTGTTGAAATGGAAATGCGATGCGAGGGACTCGAGGACTTTCAAAGCAAGGTCCAACGCCTAGACTCCGCTATGAAAAACAACGTTCACCGTCGCCTAGCCGAGCTAGCGGGTTCCGTGAAGGAAATGGCCATGCGTATCGTTCCGGTTCGAACCGGATACCTAAGGTCCACCATCTTCGCAGAAGTTCAAGAATGGGCAGTGAGGGTGGGTGCCTACGCCCACTACGCGAGGTTTGTAGAGTTCGGAACCAGATTCATGCGAGCCTACCGCTTTCTTAGTCAAGCGATGGAGGCGCATCTCCCACAGCTCGCACAGATGGTTAGCTACGCTGTCGACGAGTCAGTCGTGGAGGCGAGCACGTCGTGAGTTTCCATGAAATCAGCATCATGATTCGAGCGGTCAACCGGGCAAGCAGTGAGTTTGGACGAGTCGGCTCGGACGCTGAAACCATGGCAGCGAGGGTGAGGTCAGCGGGAACCGCCGTAGCTGGCTTAGGAGCTGCCAGCAGAGCCGTCGCTGTTCTCGGTTATCAGTTTGGCTTACTCACTGCGGAGCAAGAAAGGTGGCTGGGTAGCATGAGTTACATAGTGACTGCCCTCGGCGTGTTCATGAGGTCAGCTTGGGGAGTGGCGGCCGCCCAGAAAATCTACGCCGTGGCTACCACGGTCGCTGAGAAGGTGACTTGGGCCTTTAACGCTGCCGTAGCCATGAAAGTCGCGTTGTTGACGTTGGGCGTGGGCTTGATTGTTGCGACTGCGGCGTACATGGCTTGGCTGGCTTCCACCACTCGCGACGCTGCCTCCGCTCAAGAAGAGTACAACGAAACGTTGAGAAATCGGGAGCAAGTTGGTGGGAGGAGAGAAGAGGAAGATTCCTACGAGCGCATCACACGACGGGGCGGATACTACTAGCGAGATGTGAACGGCGATGAAACATGATCTTCCACAAAGCCGCGATCTTCGTTATATCCCTGCTCAAGAAGGTGTTCGTGGTGAGCCTGGGCTATCCACAATGCAAGGTTGAGATCTTTCGAGGAGTCAAGCACTTCGACGATGTTTTTAACCCAGCTAAGTGGACGCTGGGAGCAGAGGGAGGAAACTTATCCACGGATGGAAAAATCGGAACCTTATCGATTGCATCCGGTCAGGCAGCGGCTTCCATATCGAGAAGTTGGGGCTTCAACACCAGCACTCATCGCTACGCCATTGTCAAATGCACCGAGTTGACCGGCACCTCCTGGAAGCTTGAAGCCAAGCTTGCTGGTGTCACGAAGGCTTCGAAGACGTTTACCGAAACGGGGACCAAAACTGTCGACCTGCAGAACGACGGGGTGGCGGGGCCCCCTTTCCTCGGAGATGTCGATGAGGTCGTGTTGAGTGTAGGCGGGACTGCCGGTAACCAAGCAAAATTCGACTACGTCAAAGTCTGCGAGAAAACTATGCTAGTACCCTCGGATGATCTCGACGTGGTGGAAGTGGCGGTTCACCTAGCCGTAACCGAGGAAGTGGGCTCCGTGAACTGCCTCCTCCAAAACTATGATGTCAAGTACACGGATCAAGTTTCTGTCGGCGACTTGATCGAGGTTGCCCTTTCCAGAACAGGTGGAGCCTTCGTGAAGGTTTTTAAGGGCAGAATCGAAGCGGTGGCGAAGCGGGCAGAAGCCACGGTGCGCGGTCCCCAACATTATGTGAGGCTGAGGGGACGCGACCTAGGGGCTGAACTGTTCAATCGGCTGGTCACCAAGCGGTATGAAAACAAGGAGGGCTCCGAGATCGTGAAGGACGTGCTCGCCAACTACACGCCGCTAGAAAGCGTGGGGGTGGAGGCAACCAGCAGCACATACACAGAGGAGGAATACGAGAACAAGCCGGCTTGGGAAATCATCCAGTACATCACGGAAACAGCGAAGAACACAGCAGGCGTGATCGGATACGACTTCAAGTGCGAGGAAGGCGACGTCAAGTTCTTCCCCAAAAACAAGTATGCAAGCCCTGTTTCGCTGGAGGGAATCATCACCTTATGCGAGCATGAAGGGTCCATCGAGCGCATACGCAACAAAATCTACGTCTACGGCGAGGCCTCGAAGCCCTACCCCTTGGACCGAGACGCATGGACCGAGAGCTTAACGCCAGCCGACGGCTCATGGTCGAGCGGAACCGGCACTGGAAGCGTTTCTCTAGACTCTGGCGAGAAGGCTGTGGGCTCCTACTCCGTCAAGCACTCCACCACCACCGCCGACTACTACGGATGCGCTGTCTTCACCCTCAACGCTGGAAAGGAAATCGACTGCAACATGTACCCAAGCCTCACCTTCCAAGTAATGGAGGAGTCGGGCTTCAACGGAGCCGTCACCATACAACTGGAAGACTCAGCTGGCATGATTGTTCGACAAGAGTTCCGCATCAGCAACAACAAGAAATGGCACCTGCAAACGTTCATGGCTGGCAGGAAGCACAGCGACCAGTGGACTCACAGCCTCTTCAACACCCAACCCTTCGACTGGACAAAGGTGAAGAAGGTTTCCTTCTTCTGCCACTTCTCTGGAACCGGCACCGGCTCCTTCTGGGTCGACAACCTCTTCTTTGGTAACTGTCGATGGAGTGGCGTCGCTGAAGACACGTCAAGTCAAAGCCGGTATGGACTACGAGAACTCGCCATAGTCGACGAAACTTTGGTCAGCGACGACACTTGCGCTAAGGTGGCCGCCGCTGAATTAAAATATCGGAAGGATCCCGCTGAGTTCTTGCGCGTAACCGTCTTGGGCAACCCCCAAATTAAGCCTGGGGAAACCATTCGGGTGGTCAGCCTCAACGAGAACATCGACGCCGACTACCGCCTCCAAGCCGTGGACCACTACATGGACGACGAGGGAGAGTTCGAAAGCCACCTCACCCTGATCGCTGAACC